GGTGGATGCGTCAGGTAACGTGACGCCGATCATGGCCGGATGGTGCAAGGTAAATGTAGCCTGCACAGCGTGCGCGGTGGGGGGTGTAACGCTTCCCACCGTGACCGTCTTTGTCCAAGTTCATGCGGGTTCTGTTACCTTCCCGCACTACACCCGATCCGGCGTGCTCGCGAACGCGTTCATGCCAGGGCAATCCTTCTATCCGATCAGCGCGTATCAGTTCAATCCCGCGCAAGCGCCGTCGTGGCTGGGACCTGCACTTATGCGGTCAAATGTGAACTCGCTGCCGATTGGGTTCACGTACCAAACCAATCTTACCAACCCGACCGCGACCAGCTGCCCGACGTGGCCGGATTCGACCATGAGCACCTGGGCGACATTCGCGCAGACCTGGAACCTGACGCTCGAATACGACATGTACCCGGTCTGGTTCCAGCAGGGATCGAACGCCACATCGCTTGCAGCGATATTAAACAACACTGGGTATAATCGGCGTGCGTGTCTTGCAACGCTGGTATCGTATCTGATCGGTCTTGGGCGTGTCTGGAGGATCTATCCCGATGACGAAGTCTCAAATATTATCGGGAACTATCTTGAGCCTAATCCGCTGATCGGCCAAGGCAACTTCATCAGCGCGACAACAGCAGGCGGCGTGGCCACGTTCAATGTGGCGAACATCACGTCGCTGGCCGCATTCAATCAAGCGACCGGGCAGGGAAATGCAATTCAAATCACAGGAGCGACAACAAATTCATGCCTGAACGGATGGTTTTTACTGACAACTGTGTCGTCTTCTACATTGACGGCACCGGCAGGCTCGTGTGGGAATGGTTTAACAATCAACGCGACGAGCGATCCCAGTGCATCCATGAACCTCCCCTTCCCCGGACTAGCCACCTCGGGGACGACGCTGCTGCAGAACGCCGGACCGCTCCCGGCGAACCTAGGCCAGACGGAACAGACCTGGGACAGTAACCTGACGAGCATCGTGGTGTCAGGCTCGACCGGCACGATCCACTGGACCGGCCATGCTGTCACATCCGGAACCGCGATCCGGCTCTATTGCTTCGCTTGCGCACACACCAACCTGAACTTCATCGGCGTCCCAGTGGTCACGGATGCGAACACGCTCACGATCACCTGGACGGGAACAACTGGGGGGACGCCGCCCGCGGCTGGCACTTACAATAACTCAACTGACCCATCTGGTTTCTACCTGACGGTCGATCCCAATTGGGGCGCAAATCCGTTAGGGCAGTTTTACGCGCTGGTTAACGCGGTGCCGAATCATCCACTGAAAGCGTTCTCGATGCTCGGGACGCTGTTCTTCACGCCATCGACGGTTTACAGCTACCAAGGCAACCCGGTGAACACGGACTCCTCGTGGCTCTACGTGCCCCAAGGACCGCCCAACTACACCGGCGCGGATATCTCGGTCAACCAGGTCGCAAATTACAGTCAGTCCACTTCCGGGATCGCATCCCGCGCCTACCAGCTTGCCCCACGCTCGATGCTGTTCTACGGCGGCTACATCGGCGGCGGCAACATGGTCCAGTATCAGCGCTCGTTTTATTTCGACCCTTCAACAGACCGACCGGCGCAGAACGGGCTCAACTGGCGCCCGGAAACCACGCTCACTCAGATGATGTCGATGAAGACGATTGGAGTGCGTGGGCTCAGGCTCTACAACGGGTATCAGAACACATCCTCTGGCTACACTCAGCTTGGCCTCGGCTGGAACGCGCCAGGCAACGGCGGATTCGGAACCGGCGCGGGCATGAGCCCCTACACGGCGCCTAAGACATGGGCCGCAATGGCACATACGAATGCGTTACTCGTGATGCGCGAGGATACGGAATTGCAGCCGGAAGACAACAAACCGTACTTGGGGCCGTACTTCCAGACCGACGCGCACTTGAGCGCGACTTACGGCAATGAACGTACAGTTGTATGTGCATCTGAAATGCCGTATGGCGCAATTACGTTTCCGCTCAACCCGATTTCCGGCGGCTCGACGCTACTCTACACAAGCGATGGGTATTCGACCCGCGTCTCAACCGTCGCAGGCAACCCGTCGTCGATTACGCAGGAATTCTGCCCGTCGCCCGGTTACACGTGGGTCTACGTCAGCCAGCCGCCCGGATACACTGCGCTCGATCAGGTCACATTTACACCGCCGAGCCCGTTGCCATTCAGTGCAGTCCACATGCTGATCCAGGTCGGATATTACCCGGACGGGATGCAGGATGACCCGGTGTTCGACGCGACATCCGGCGTGACCGTGCCCATTGACCATCACAATATCAACGCCTGGTACCGGACGCTGTACTGTGATTCAAACTTCCAACCATTGAGCATCAGCGACCCGACTTTAATTCCTTCACAGAATCTGCCGTGAGCGTCTACAATATAACGATATGAAAAATAGACCGATCACGCAGGCTCGAGCGACGCGACGCTGATCCCGAGTCAAGGATTATTCTGATGAGACTCGCCTTACTTCTAGCCCCAATCGCGCTCCTGCACGCACAGATAGTGCCTCGCGCCGTTTGCACTCCCACACCAATCGTGCCTTACGTCCAAGTTGGCACCGCGACATGGCAGCAACTCGCCACCGCTACCGTCGCAGCCGTCACAACCGTTGTGAACCTCGGGCCGCAGCCCATCGGTGGCACTTGGGGATGGACTGGGCCGAATAACTTCGCATCCACCGCGCGGGAGCTTGACGGAATCGCTCTCAGCGTTGGCGCGAACAACTACATCGCGACGTACACCAACGCAAGCGGCTGCAAGAGCACGCAGACGTTCACGATCACAGTCACCGCGCCCCCGCCTACTGTCACATGTGGCTCGGGCCTCGTCGCCTCTGGCGCGCTTTGTAATGTCGACACGTCGGTTATCCTGTCCCGCGCAACCGACGTGAATGGTTCCGATCACTGGCTCGCTGTCACTGGTGGCCCGGTGAACTGGACCGCCGAAACAGGCATCACCGTCCCAGCCTACGTGCAGGGCAACTGGTGGCTGGCGCAGTTCGCGAACGGCGCCGGAGCGACGATCAACCTTGGTCCGGGGATACTACCGCTGCTGGTCAAAGGGACTCCGGTCGTCGGCGGAGAATGCACCAACGGTTGCATCCTGCAGGCGATTGGATCGCCACCGACCGCGCTAGCGGTCCACTAGCGCTTGTAGAAACGGAACGGGCCGCTCGTCATCGTAAGGGAATCCGGCGTGGCCCACGGCGGGCGTTTATCTTCCGGCTCGCTCTCGTAAAAGTTAGCGCCGTTCGTGGGATCGGTTCCCAGAGGGCACTCCGCAACCGCCTGGCAAGTCAGCCATGCTATCCAGTCCGCTCCGGCTTGCTGTGGTGGCGTCGGTTCGGTCGGCCACGCCACGATGTTCGGGTCGCCCTTCGCGGTCATACTAGAGAATTGAAGGTGCTGCGCGATCACGCCGGAGATCGTTCGCGGCCAGCGGCGTTGTGCATCGTTCATACGGTTCAGGATCACCCACCAGATACAGGTGAGCGTGGCTGCGCTGCAACTTCGGGCCTCGCGCCACAGACAGAGGGAAGCGAGCCACTTGTCGTATTCGCTCATTTGTTCTGGGAATCGAGGATAGCCTGTTTCTTGGCCGCCAGTTCTTTCATCTGAGCGTCGAGCGCACGAGTCTCATCCGTCTCCGTCTTAGGCCAGATAAGCATGAGACTCGCCTTGATAGCTGCCTCTATGCTGCTAGGCACTACGAGTGGAGAACTGCCCTGCCTCTTTTCCTGCGCCGCCATCCTCGTCAGCCGAGCGCTGGTCTGCGCCATATACACGTTGCTCGCGGTGTCGGTCGTCTGCATCGTAATTGCTGGGTGAGTCTTCCCTGCATCGTCGGTGTAGACGATCGAAATCTCAGCGGCGTTAGACGCGATCACGAAAAGAAAATAACAAAATAATCTCATTTAATTCATCCTTTGAATTGTCGAGTAGAAACTGTACTGCGGGCTTCCAATCACGCTCGTCAGCGCAACCGCGTAAGTGATCGCGGAACCATTCGATTTCAGATACGTGCAGCCTTGTCCCTCCCCGAGCGCCGTCAATGTCACCGCTGTCAGCTTCGTCGGCGTATCGGTCTCAGATTGCGTCCCATCGTTCCAGCCAAACGTGACTCCTGCCGTACCAGCGCTGCCTGTCGTAGTGGTCACCAGATAGCCGCAGACGTTGTAGATTCCTGCCGCAGGAGTGGCAATTGTTGTCGTGGTGATTGCGGAAGTCTGGCCGGTCAGTTGGATGGCGGTGGCGTAGGGAACCTGGAATGGAGTGAACCCAAGAGATGCTTGCTTGGTTGCTAGTCCAGTGTCAACGTAAGACGTGGTCGCCAGTTTTGTGCTTCCATCGGCCTGAGACTGAGTAGTTGCGGTCGTACCATTTGGAAGTGCCGGGGTACCTGACAGACTCGCAGCGGTGCCGGAAGTATTGGCCGCGTTATTCGGTATGTCGGCCGATACTAGGGCGTGACAAGTGAACGTGTGTGAAGTTGTTGAGTACTGATAGACACCACCGCTTGCAGTACAGTTAACCAAGCTAGTCAGAGCAAGAGTGCCATTCAAGATTTGATCTTGCGTACCCGTTGTGATCGGTGCTTGCTTCCCGTTGAACGTCACCCAGTCAGCGCTGGCCAAACAACCTGTCTGAGATGCGGATGCAGCAGGGCACATGCTCATCGGAGAGTTAACCGGAGGCATGACCTGGGAGAATAGGAGCATCGAACAAATGAGCACGTAAGCGAGTATTTTCATTAAAAGGATGCCCCAATATTATCGGCGATGGTCACGCCCGTTGCGCTCGTTCCACAGTAGGCGACGAGCTTTCCGGTACCGGAGTTGGTCCCTGCCTCCATACGAAGAGTGCATCCGCCAGTACCCGGCGCGGTTGCCGAGGCGGATGTTTTAGGAAAGATATTCGGAAGCGCCGTGGTCGCGCTTCCCATCTTGAGCGTTGCGAGATTCAATTGAGCCAAAGAACCACCATCGGCGACTGGAACTCCTTGATTAAGTTCTAAGATATTCACACCTAACGGAGAGAATCCATTCATGCTACCGCTAATACTCTGATTGAAAATGGTCAATTCCACATCGTCACCGAAATTACCCAAGTCAAAACCGCCTGTTAAGTTCCCCAGTGCATCAGCTACATTCCATCCAACTTCTCCACCATTTGTAGGTCCTGCCTCCACGTTAAAAAATGCCTCGTATAAATACGTACCGTTCAAGTAAGCGAGATAATCTATGTCTGAAATTTGAGTAATTTGACTAATGTTAGTAGGAGCAGTGACGGTCCCACCTGACACATAAAAACTACTTACAATGAACTCGGCGTTCAGGTCAGAATAGGCGGCAACCGTGTTCTGCTGGAGATTTCCGCTCGCGATATTTGCTGTAACACTCAGCGAATTCCCCGGTCCATCACAGCACGACAAATCCGGCTCCGCGAGTCCCAATTGAAGTCCAGTCATGCCGGTCACCGTAGGATTAGCCGCCGGGTACCATTGGAATGTATCATCTTGATCCAGATTCCCCGTTGGCCCAACGAACAGCACATCGAATGGATCGCCTCCAGTGGGATCGCCGATCATTCCACCGCCGCCACCGCCTCCTCCAGAAGCTAGTAACGCATATGTGCCAGCGCCCCCGATGGTAGGCCCCTCGCAATCCCAAGCCGCGAGCGTGGGCACGACGATCTTGAGCGCCAGCGGCTGGGCAACCGTGCAGGCTCCACTCGGGGCGCTGGTCACGTACTGAATCTGGGGTAAGGGACTCGGCTGCGCGCACAGGCGCACGCCGCACAGTGCGAAAAAGAGCAGCAGCCGCTTCATGCGCGAATGATACCACTTGAGTATGGCAACGCTTTATGGCAACATCGGAAGCATGGATTTCAATCGAGCAACCGAAGTCAGCCCCGACGTTGACAAGACCGTCGAAGACCTTTTCACTTACCACCCTTGGAGCGCCGAGCAGACGCAGAAAGGCGTGGCCGTCCGTGATGCCCTTGCAAAGGCAGTGCGAGTGATCATCGAGAACGTGCCTCCGTGTCCTGACCGCACCGTGGCAATCCGCAAACTGCGCGAAGCGCGGATGGATGCGAACTCAGCTATCACCCACAGCGGCAAATACTAACCTGGATGGAAGAACTCCGCAAACGACTGCGCGAGATGACCGACAAGTTCGTGGATGACATTGTGGCGCTCACGATCCAGGAAGGCCACAAGATGGCGATCGCTCGGATGCGTGAGGCGCGCCACAAGGCGCGCATGAACAAGGGAAAAATCCCGTACGGAGAGTACCCGCACGAGAAGGACGGGCTCGAAATGATGATCCGCATGCGGCGAGAGGGCCATCCGTTTAGGACAATTGGAGAGGCGATGGAGCGACACGGATTCCCGACGCGCGCTGGAATGGTTTGGAACCCCGGCACGATCATCCGTATCCTGAAAAAATACGGAGTCAAATGAGGACGATCAACGAACCGTTCCCTCCAGCATTCCCACCTTGGATGGAAAAGGTCAAGGCGAAGTGTATAGAAGGATGTGGTCGCACCGTGTTTCGGACAAAGACCCATAGCGGTAGATGTCATTCTTGCGCGTCCAAGAGAAAGAACGAAGGCCGTCGCTCTCGCGAAACAAATGCCAAATAAGCGCAAGGCGTCCAAACAACTCGCGCAGATCCCCAAGGCCGAAGTTATCCTAAAGCCCCCACCACCGGTGTTCGATGGCTCGATCGACGGCCTGGCGCGCCTGGTCAAGGGTGATCTCGAATCGCTGCCCGATGCGCGCCGTCGACTGGTGGAACTGCTGCGCGGCGAAGAGGACGTGAAAAAGTTCGTGAAGGCCGCGGACAAAATGTTCATGGGCAAGCAACACATTCCGGGGAAAGGCGACAGCCCTTCGCTCGATAAAGTGTGCGAGCGCTCCGGTGCCAACCGATCGATTATCTTCGGCGCCGTGGCGCGCGTGCTCCACCGCTATCACTTCGACGTGGCGCAGATCGTCATCGGCGCGGTCGTGGCCAACCGGGCGCATGACGTCGCAAGTTCAATGGCGGAGATGGCGCAACTGCCGATCGGTGCCGTGGACCGGCGGCTGTTCATGGAAGTGGCCGGCGCCAAGCGTGCCGGAACTGGTGGGGTAAGCGTCCAGGTGAACACGTCAGCCAATGCGCAGGCGGGCGCGAACGCCGAAGTGGTGGAGCCCAGCGGCCGGGAGCTACCGTCGTTTGAAGCTGGGATCAGAGACATGGCCGCTAAACTGCGAGCAATACCGGCGAGGACAAACGAATGAGTTCACTCGACCGATTTTTAGACAAGGTTTCTCCGGAACCGAACAGCGGGTGTTGGCTTTGGCTGGGCGGGGTTATTAAGGGTGGATACGCCAGAATTGGACGCGAATACGCGCACCGTTTCTCATATGAACATTTCCGTGGTCCGATCCCGGAAGGTCTACACATAGACCATCTGTGCAGAGTTCGATCTTGCGTGAACCCGTATCATCTTGAGCCGGTGACTCAGCGGGAGAACAGCAGAAGAGGAATGGCCGGTAAGTACCCGCGAGGTGCCAATTGCCGCTTCGGCCATCCCCTGTCAGGAGTCAATTTATACTTAGCCCCGAAGACGGGTATTCGCAATTGCAAGGAGTGTCAGAGAGCGCGGGTCATCAAGTATCGAGCAAAAAGGAACTCGCTTTGTATTCTAGGCGATCAGTTGAAGCCGGTTTAAAGATTGCCGACCAGAGCTTGGGCTACGAGCTTCTGTATCACTCAATAGAAGCTTGCGACGAGGCCGCTGCTCACTTTGATGATAAGCGTCATCGTCACGTAGAGGAGTACGGGGAAGCTCCCAACGCTCCAAAAATGAAGTTCTCCCCAGACGAGATCAAGTGGAGAGAGAACGAAAAATTCCTTTGCCAAATCGACTATCTTTACTTCGCTACCCGTTACGCTCGAATTTTGTCTGCTGATGACGAGGTGATCCATTATAATCCCAATCTGGCGCAGCTCGTGGTTAACGATGCTCGCGCCGAGCAGGAAGATTTAGGCTGGGCCATCATGCAGATGTGGCTGAAGGGAAGACAGTGTGGGATAACGACCGACTCCCAAATCGCGCTCGGCCACCGGACCTATTTCTTTGACAACATCACGGCGCTTAGCGGATCTTCCGACAAAGAGCGCAGTAAAGATATGTTGGACAAATTCAAGGCTCTCTACGACTGGATTCCGTATTGGCTCAAGCCAGCGATGACGCGTGACCGCATGGGTACGCGCATGGAGTTTGGAGAACTTAACTCCAAACTCATCGTGCAGCACGGCTCTCAGAAATATGATATCGGGCGCGGTAACACGCCCAGCGTAGTACATCTTTCGGAGTGCGCCACGTTTTTGAACGCGGAAGATTTGATCGATGCGGGACTGGTTCCCGCCGTCCACGAGAGTCCGAGAAAACTGGTGATCCTAGAAAGTACCGGAGAAGGTCCCTACGGCTGGTGGTACAAGACTTGGGTCCATTGCAAAAAGTTGTACTGGAAAGGGCAGGCCAAATTCAGGCCGGGGTTCATTCCTTGGTTCGTGGCATCAGACCTCTACCCCACAGTGACTTGGTTAAAACGATCCTTTCGTCTGGATATGCGTACCGATGACGCTGACGCTGTCCGTTCAGCCGCACGAGAGAAACTCAGAGCGCAGGGCTGGAAACCTCAGGGAGTCACGATCGCGCACGCCGAGCGGGCCAGGAAGTTTATTCACGCCAACGATCTATTACGCCGTCACTTTCCCGAGAACTGGTCGATGCCGCTGGAGCAAATGTACTTCTGGGAAGTGATGAGGGCTGAGTATCAGGCCAAGAAGATTCTCGCGCGATTCCTGCGAGAGTTTGCCTCAGACGACCTGGAGTCCTTCGCGGCATCTGGCGAGAGCGTGTTCGATGTCGACACAATCAACGATTACAACAACTCCTGCCGCGAGCCGGTCGGCGTGTTCGGGTTCCGCGCGCCCATTCACCTGATCCCGCCGCGCCTCCAGGCCGACGAGAACGACCGTGACAAAACGAAGCGAATCATCAAAGTCGGTCCCTACGAACTCGTTCCGCTGCGCTGGCAGGGCTGGCAGGAGAGCGATCCTACCGGAAAGCTACTGATCTTCGAGTGGCCGGAATACGGCGAAGAGTACGGGTTCGGCGTGGACACTTCGGACGGCATCGGGCAGGATCGGACTGTCCTCGAGGGTCTGCGTAAAGGATCTCTGACCCGCGTCGACGGGCAGATTTGCGAGTTTGCCTCCGAGTACGTGAACGCCAATGACTTTGCGGCCATCTGCCATTGTGTCGGCCTGTTCTACCAGGGAGCCTCCGCGCGTCAACCGAAGATGGCAATTGAGACCGGGCTTAACGGCGAAGTGACGCAACTCGAGATGCGCAAGATGGGCTGGGCGAACTTCCACTCATGGGTGCGCTACGACCGCAAGAAGATGAATCCGAAGGACGCCGTTCGCATCGGCTTTGTGACGAATCGCTGGTCGCGGCCGATGCTGATTGATTACATGATCAAGGCGCTACGCGATGGCGACCTGGACATTAACTCGCCAGAGTTCGTGCGCGAGATGCAGGCCCTACACCGCGACGAGGGCATGCAATCAGCCCGCGCAGAACAGGGGCAGCATGATGACCGGTTCATGGCACTCGGTATTATCTTCCTCTCGTTGCATATACTGGAACTTACTGGGAAGGCGCAGAGCGTCAGTTATCTGCGCCAGCAGCGCGAACAGGAGGCGTCGCCGATGTATCGAGAGGTCCTGGCAGGCGACGACTACGCGCCGCTCGTGATCAGCCCCCAGCAGGCGGCACGCAGCGCGAGTCCGGCGTTGCGAGAGTTCTTCGCCGGGCAGGCGGTCGGAGCGCATCCGGGGGCGAGCGGAGGATGGGAGGAAGAGACATGAAATATCGATGGTATAAACTGTTCGAGTTCGGATTCCCGTTTTGCCACGTCCGTTGCGCCAAGAATTATTGTCGCGTTACCTACGATGTCGGTGATGACTTGGAAACCTCCTACAAGATGGGGCTCAACTAATGCCGCTTTACGACTGGTCGTGTCCCGAGCATGGCAACTTTGAGGCGTTCGCCAGCATGAGCGACTGCGAGAAGCGCCAACCGTGCCCCGAGTGCGGCGGGGAGTCGGGCCGCATCTACGTGGCGTTCAGCCCGCGCGACTACCTAGATAGCCTCGTGGTGTGGCGCAGACCCGATGGCACGTTCGCTGTACCGGGAGACAAGAACGCCCGCATGCCGGTTGAGTACGAGCGCGTCGAGTTGCGCGAGACTGCCGACAAGCGCCGCGTGGAGCGCGAGATCGACCGGGAGCACAGAGAACGATGGGGCCGCGCGCAAGTCGGCAAGCAGATGATGGCCGAACAAATCGAATCGCAGAACCGTTCTGAACTGCGGAACATCATGTCCAACGGCGGTAAGCTCCCCGATGGCCGCACCGTCGCCCCGATGAGCGCCGCGCAGAAGGATTTCGCGCGGCACGCCATGAACGCGAACAACAACCGCCCGCGCGAGAAGTACGAGGGCGTCTTTCATTTTGAAGCGCTCAGTCAGAACGCGAGCAATCGTGAAGAGGGGCGCGGGCGAGACGGCCAAAGGATTCGCAAATGAAATATCGCAAGAAACCAGTTGTGATTGATGCGATGTGTTGGGACGGAACCAACGTCTCGGATCTACGCCAGTTTTTAGGTGGGTTCTCCGAATGGAGCCTCGTCAACAGCGACCACGTCGAGATCAAGACGTTAGAGGGGAATCACCTCGCTAATCCTGGTGACTGGATCATCAAAGGCGTCAAGGGAGAGTTTTATCCCTGCAAGCCTGATATCTTCGCCGCTACATACGAGCGAACCTGATGCCTGGACCGTCCGATTACGCGATTCCTTCCTACCTCGACCAACTCGCCGACAAGCGCGGCATCCAACACTTGACCCTCGGACGCCTGAAGGAACTGCGCGACACCGGGCGGGCGTTCCTGGAATGTCAAGCGGCATGGCAGGAGATCCCGCGCGCCTACGACATTCTCTCGTTCGACAGCGCTCCGCTGCGCGTGTCCGGCTACTCGACAATTTCGGTCAACCGGATCAAGCGCGACTTCCGCGACCTAGTGGCGACGATCTCGAACCTGAAGCCAACCGGCCAGGCGGTCACCCACAAGGAAGAGGCAAAGAACTCCATCTGGCGGCTGAACCAGATGAAACAGATCTGGTGGCGAAAGACGGCGCAAGATCGCAAATATCGGGAAGGTTGCCAGTACGCGTGCGGGCTGGGCACCGGTTATATCGAACCGTGGTGGGATCCGAATTTTTACGGCTACAACCGTGGTGAGATCTCGTGCAAGACGGGCGGCCCATCGTCGGTTCTTCCGGTCATGATGACGGAAGATAATGACCTGCAGAAAGCCTACGCGGTCACGATCCCCGAAGAGGTTCCGCTACATCTGGTGCTCTCCAACTATCCCGCGTTCGCCGGGATGATTGAGCCATCGCGCAACTTCCCCGGCTGGATTCAGCGCGCGTGGGACAAGGTGCGCGGCTCGGCGCGGCAGGCGAATGGCGTGATGGGCGTGCTGGAAACCCCGCAGCGCTCGGTAGGGCGCGAGATGCCGATGGTCGATGTGTACACGACCTACATCATGGACCCGAGCGTGAACAACACCGGGCACGAGATCATGATGGGCGATCCGGGGACGAGTTGGGAATACAAAGTGCCGTCCATCGGCAGCGAGATTCCTTCTGGCATTCGCACAAAGTCCGGTCAGATGCTCATGAAGCGAGCGACCGAAGAGGATGCCCGGTTGTTCCCCTTGCGGCGCCGAGTCATCTGGACGGACACCTGCATCCTGAAGGATGGGACTAGCCCATACCTGCATGGCCGCGTGCCACGTGTGCAACTGCGCTTTGATGACTACCCGTGGGATTTCCTGGGGACCTCGATCATCCATGATACGTGGCGGATCCAGAAAGCCATCAACCAAATCTGGCGTGCGGTGATTGATAGCTTGCTCGTTCGATTGCAGCCCCCGCTCAAGTACGATCCGAACGTGTTGGACGCGACCGCGATGGCGCGCATCAACACGCGCATCCCAGCGCAGACTATCGCCGCATCGCTCGGCATGGGTGACCCGGTCACGCCGCTGCTACCCGTCCAATTCTGGGACGTTCCCGCGTGGATCATTCAAGTCATCGGATTGCTCAAGGGAGAACTGGACGAGTTGGCCGTAGTCAAGGACCTGATGGCCGTCGCCAAGGCCAAACAGATCCCCAGCGCCGATTCCATTGAGAAGATCATGGAAGCGGCCGGCCCGGTCGTGCAGGACATCGCGCGCGGCGGCGAAGTGGCGTGCCAGCAGTTTGACGAACTGTTCTACCCAATGGCGATTCAGTTCTGGCCCGCTGGCAAGGTGTTTCAGGAACTCGGCGAGGAGGGCGCGATCAAGGAATCGTTTGACTTCCAGCCGGGAGAGTTGATCCCCTCGCACTTGCCCGACGAGG